TCCCTTGACTGTTGCCAGTGGCCGGGGTGTAACTGGGCATATTGCCCGTCATGTCTTCATGGACAGAAGCACCGGGAGATGCTTCATTCGGTTTCGTCATACGTTCATCCTTTTCCGTGTGAAACACTTCATGGATTGCTACTGCCTTACGAGACAGGTCAAATACTTCAGTGAAGGGGTGACTTACTGCTGACTCTGCTATCTGGACTTGCTGAATACGCGCCACCTGCTCTAAGCCTGGATAGTTCGTGAGGTCAATCCCGTCTAGCTCAATACCATCACCGCCAACCACAGGCACGTCATAGCGTTTGTCCGTCTTCAGTTCAGCATTGCTAGCACGCAGACTCTCGGTACGGATGTAGCCGCCCACAATCAACCCTAGTGCATCCCTGGCGTGGCTAGTATCGGCTAAATCGATTTGAGCCATACCACGTGTACCTTCACGCCAGATGCGAGTAGCTTTGCCGATGAGCGCAGGGGTATGATCGTTGTCAGCATCAGCATGAGAGAGAAAGCAGGTGACAGGAAGCGCGTTGGGGTCTGAAAGTTTGCGTTGACCAGAGGCGATCAAACGTGAAACGGTATCCTCTGGATAGATACGCCCGTTCAACGACCGCGCATTGTCTTCAATCCAGCACACCTGAAGAGAAGCAATACGCGATCTAGGTGAGCGACTACCCTGAACGGATTGAGAAGAAGAGAGGAGAGACGATTCTGTCTTTGAGGTATCGTCTTTCGCAGTATCGGGTAAGCCGTGTGTGAGGTTCAGACGTTTGGCAATGGCCTTAATGCGAGATCGTACTTTGTCAGGATTGTCGGCATGTCCAGCAAGCCCCCATGCATCACCAACGTCGCTTGCATCCTTAATGGGAAAATCGTCTTTGTCACCTGCAAAGTTTTCAGGATGCTCAGCAAAATAGGCTTTACGGGTTGCTGTAGTCCACTTGGCTTCCTGTACTTGTACTGCCATTCACGCGCCTCTGAGGATGTGGCGCAAAAGAAAAAGGCCACATCGAAATGAGATTTCGACATGACCCCAAGCTGTACTAGCCAGAAAAGTGCGTCTATTTGATATAGTTATACCATACATCGTTATGACTACGCAATAGGTTGTACTAATTTGTCAATCCTTTTCCTCACCAATATCCAAATCTGTGAAAAATTGATATACTATCGCAATGAAAACAACATGGATCGTAAAAATAAGAACGCTGGTAGTCGATGAGCATCTTCACATCATTGATGGTGGCTGGAGAGTCGTCTATCAGGGACATTTCAAGATTATTGCGGTATTGCGCTATGAGTGGCTCAAGTTGTTTATACGCAATTCTGAATTGATGCTGACACCAGAAGAAGATCAGGAGGGACAATGAGCGACAATAACACATGTATATGGCATGGTTGTGAGAGTTATCCTGCCAACACTATCAATATCGTAGACGCACAGGAGAACGGGAAAACTTACCATCTTTGCAATGAACACTATCTGGAATGCATGAAGACAGAGAACTTACATCGTATTGCTGAGATGGTCGGAGATGGGAATGAGCGACAATAAATACACGTGTGCAATGTGCCACAACACCTACACCAAAGAAATCACTGATGAAGAGGCCATGCAAGAAACGCAACAGGACTTCCCAGGCACAAAACAAGAGGAGTGCGCTGCCGTGTGTGATGATTGCTGGCAAAAGATTAAGCCTGAACAGAAGATAGATACATTTGAACAACATGTCAACAAGTGGCTCCGTGATATTTACCGTGATAGCAAGGCAGTGCAAGAGCAACGCAACTTTGATACACTCATCAAGACCTTGCAAGAACAAGGGCATAGTGTACATATCAATTTACGTTCTATCTGCGTTGATGAACTATCTACGATCACAATAGAGAGTGCAAGGACGGTGCCCGTTGAGACGTTAGTGGAATGGGTGAACGATAACAATGTCCGTGAGACACTCAGGAGAACGCAGCAGCATGGAAATCAAGAATGTGACACTCAGATGTAGTCGTGTAGCCGTAAGGTATCCTGATAACACGTGGGAATGGTTCGGCCCTCCTGTCCACTTCAAACTAAAGGGCTGGTTTGAACACCCTCTTCAATGGTACACGGCAAATGCGGTATTAGAGAGCATGTGCGAGAGTGCCGTGAAAGAATACGGTTTTGAGAATTGCAAGATCATTGAGGCACCGTCTGAAGAGACATATGCGTTAGTAGATTTGAGGGAGATATGAGTGACATAGACTCGTTTATACACGTCACAATCCCAAATAAGCCGCGATGGTGGTTTATCAAAGGGCACAATGGGATGATCACCTACAACGTTGTCTGGTTAGCGGCTAATGCGCTTGACCAACGTATGATTATAGACGGATTAGAGGTTAGACTAGAATATCTGTCAATTGAGGAAATGCCTATAGATAGCAGCAAATATAAGAAAGATGAATAAGGTATGAACGAAGACAAAAAGACACTAAAAGAGGTAATCAAGCAGCAACTAGAACGAGACGCGGCGATAAGAAAACCGCAAAAGTGGGAAGACCTCTACAATGAAGAATGGAAAGTCAGGCATATCATAGAAGATGTGCTAGGGTGGGAGTGTTTCGCTAGTTGGGAGAGTTACCTCCACAAATACCATGCTCAGGAGTGGAATTTAGGTGCTGGCATATCGTACTCTACTCCTACACCCGTTGCCTACTACGCTTACACTGAGTGGCGCGTGTTCTCTGAAGACCATGAAGAATTATATACATTTGATCCACTGCACAATCTACATGACGCGTGGAAAGTACTACAGAAAATTGTATTAGCAGGTGATGACGTACGAACGCGGTTCACAGCCGATTTACCAGCCGACATATGGACGCCTGAACAAATATGCAAAGCGGCATATGAGGCTGTTCATCCTACTGAGGAAACTAAAGGCAATGACCAATGATCCATCACGACCACTCTTTCAGTGGAGGCGTCTTTTAGCCTGGTGGGAACGGTATTGCAAGTGGCTCAACGATGAAACAAACATCGATGATGATGATTATATTCAGATGAGAGCGTGGTGATTGAATACTATGTACCTTGCATAGTATTCAATATCTCCCCTAGCCTGCTCTGCACACTCACCAGCACCTCTCTAGGCAGTTCTTCCCACTTCACTAGCTCAACACGCTTGCACCGTTGGCACCAGACGGTATATCCTTCCACTGGCGTCAATGTTGAGATGAGTTTGGGATGTAAGAGGTTGCAGGTGACGCGATGTGATGTGATGATAATCTCAGTATGCTCAATCAAGAGGCACCTCCACCAACTCATACAGCGATGAGAATACCTTGTCAGGACAGATATGTAACTCTCCTGACTTCCCTAGAACAATCCAATCACCAGCCTTGACGTGTGCTCTCCCGTCAACAGTCTTGATATAGCCCCACGATCCATCGTAGCCTTGTTTGTTGGCAGTACCCCATGCAATAACACCTTCAGGCCACGGGAGGGTATCAGGATTGAATTGTACTGCTTCAATGATGTGCGCCTTCTCTCGATAGTGTTGCATTATGCCTCCCCTGTGTTATACATCCTGCCATCCATCTTGATTACGTTGTCAGGCAAGCTCCCATCAAGCCCTATCGGGATGCCATATATTTGTACAGGCCCGTTTTCAAACGAAACATGACGGACATTTATACTATCCAGCAAGAGCATGAGTGTCTTTCTGTTGGTGGTTGCATGGTGTACCTGTCTCATCTCACCATTTGCTTTATCCAGGCACTCTAAGAATCTCGTAAAAGTCAATGGCTGGCTCATCTTATTCATTCTTCATGCCACCATCTAAAAACAATCGCGCTAAATCATTCGGTGAATTGGCGTAGGGGTCTTGATAGATTTCGGGTAACTGCACCCCTGCCTCCATCAAGTATCTTGAGGCAAAATCACTACAATCAAATTCACCCTCACGATAGAACCTGAACGGATTATTTGGGTTCATAAACTTAATCGCCTGATAAAAAATGTCCCACCAACTGTAACGCTTACCCTCTTGTGCTATAGCCCACGCTAGACCGCGTTCAATCCCTTCAGGCGTTGCGTAAGAGGCCAGAGAGACGGTTGTGCAGAGTTTGTCTTGTGCGGAGTACGGAAAGAGTGCAATGCCCTTTGAGCCTGCTGCTATGACTTGTACGTCACTGAGTTGAATGGCGACATGAACCATTGGCCCCTTGGTCGCAACGACAATGGCACGTTCGTACCACGCGCCACTAGAACGATATAAGATTAAATCCCCTCTAGCCATGTATATACTCCTCTATTTGTTATCGCTACTCATTGATGAGAGGTCGGACTCGATATTCTCTAGTTTTTCGAGAATGCAGAGCAAGACATAAAAGATGCGTGCTGCGTCGGTCTGCGATGTGTTGTCTCCTGTTTGCTTGCTGAGGTAGTCTTTAGCTTTGCGTAATGGCTCATCCATCACTCCTCACCATCCACTACATAGACTTCAAGGCTATGTCGGCAGTTGGGGTGTGCAGGAAAGTCAGGAAGATCGTTAGACTCCTCTAGTGAATAATCATTGCCTGCATACTCCTTACAAAAATCGTTGCTACTGTCTTCAGGTACAACGCGCACTCGCACCCCGTTTGGATCGCCTTCAGCACCGCCGTTCACATCCTCAATCCATTGCGCTGTTCCCTCATTGCCACCAACATTCTGCGTATTATCGGCTATTTGCTTACTCTTCCATGGAATGAATTTGTGTATCCACTCTTTGACTTTGGTAACAATCTTCTTAACCCCATCCCCTATCGCCTCCTCGGTAATATGCTCAAGTTGGCTATTCAAGAGTTCCTGGTACGTTGAAGCGATACTCTCAACCTGTTCAGAGGCCCATGTATCGACTTTCTTCTTATCGGGTACCCACGACTTTTTGACGGTGAGCACATTCTTTGTTGTCTCTTGAGCGTGCTGGTATGCTTGTACCTTCGCTTCAAGATAGGCAGGGGCCAATAGACGGGCTAGGGCGTCTTTGTCGCTTTCCGTGAAGAGATAAGCGTCCTTTGTACCACCTGACTCTAGAGCGGCTGTACCACGCTTGTAGACACTCTCAAAAAATACAGTGATGCGTCCTTCAAGTGATTGAACCTCTTCTACGCTATGGTTACTGGCATTGTTTCTGTCCCTGGATTCTCCCACGGTTCCATTGGCAAGGCTTTGTTGCGCGTCACTCTCGCTCTGAGTATCTCTAATGCCTGACTCTGCTGTTCCTGAGTCGCTGGTATCACCTGACTCCTGTACCGGATGTAGCGTTCCGTCGCTCTCATCCTCGTGCGTCCTCGTGGCGACATCATCGCTTTCAGTGCTTTGTGTTGGCGTCTCTTGTTCTGCATGTATGTGCTCCTCTATCCTATCGTTGGTCTCATCGGAAATAAGTCGGCTATCATCTCGCTGTCCTTCTGTGGTGTTGGTGTCATCCTCCTGAAAGGAGAGTGTTGCCTGAATAGGCTGGCTATCGCTCTGTCCACTTGCTCTTGTGGCGGGTTCGTCTTGAGCCAGTTCTCCCAACTCATGAGCATCTTCTGTTCCTTCTCGACTTGACCCAAGAGCCAAAGTGCGTTGCTCACTCCCGTCTCTTTCGCCTTCTGCATGGTCTTGTTCATCAATTCCTCTTGGCTCATCGTCTTGAGTAAGCGGTGTGAGATCTGTATGATGAGCATTTTGTTCTGCTTCATGAGCCTGCTCTGTTGTTGGTGATGCTTCTGCGCTTGTCTCAACTGGACTTTGCGTAATCGTTTCATCAGGTGCTTGTCCTCCAAATGGGAAATAGGTTACATCGTCACCAATACACAACTCGATACCGTAGAAATCGAGTGGCAATGCAGGGATAGTAGTCACTGGCATAAGTTGATAAGGGTTAATGTAGGCAAGCGTACAGTGAGGGGTGTAGTCGAAGTTTTGCGCCACGAAGTATCCAGACCTATCAAGCATATCAACAAGCTTTTGCCGCCACACCTGTAACCCTTGCACGTTCACCAGTGCGATCACAGGTGACTTCCCATCGCTAGAGTCTGATGGTAAGAAGCGTGCTAGACCACCTACAACGCCGTGTAGAGGTTCTGAGGTGGCTGCTAGACCTGAGAGCAATGCCTTGAGTGTGTCTTGTGTCTGTACTGGATGTACCTTTCCTTCAGGTGCCTCTTCATCGGTGCTTGTCAGAAGTGCCAACGTCACATGAAAATCTTCAGGTGCCTCACCCTCTGGAATAACTAACTGTGTAGCCGTATCTAAATCAACTTTGAGTGCAATCATGATGCCCGTGTGATGCTCAACTACAGCAGGTCGGTTATCCTCGTGCGTCGTGTCCTGAACGTCTGTCGTGGCTCCCTGAATGGGATGTGTATCAGTGCTGGCAATCCCGTTCTCTGGTATCGCAACAACGGCGCTATACCCCAGGCTTTGAGTATCGCTTGTCGTTGGTACACTGCTCTCGTCTGCCGGGTATAGCGTTTCTTGTGACCTGTAGCCTTCACTGTAGTCTCTCTCCTCTTCCATACAGGGTGCAAGCATGACCATCCCTGTATCGTTGCAGTATGCCTCTGCTTCATCGGGATCAACGGAAAGTGGGATACCCTCTAGTGCCTTTGCCGTTGGGAGTGCCTCAACTAGCGCCCGAAGGGTTGCAACCTCTTGCTTCAATTCTTCCGTAAAGGCTAGTTCGCTTTCACGTTGCCATTGCAATTCACTGATGAGCGTCTGTTTGAAGTTCTTTGTTTCCTCATCGTAAACATGGGCATTCTGAGCAATGCGCAACTGCTCATCAAGGCGTGCTAGCGTCTCATTGGTATGTGCTAGCGACTGCTGCAATGCAAAGATGTAACGTTCCTGTTGCTGCTCTTTCTCGTCCGGTACAGGCTTCTTAGCGGGTTGTTGTTGTGGAGGTGCCTGCACAATCGTTGGCGGTGGTGGAGGCGGGTTCTTGGCTTTGTCAATCTGTACTTTTGTCATGTCTAACTGAGCTTGCGCCTGACCTATCGCTATCTGTGATTGCTGTTCTTGTTCAGTCGAAAGGGAGTCTAGTCGGTCGATTGGTTGTACTTCGCGTGTAGTGACAATAACAGCAGTATTGCCTCCATCAAGAGGGGGTTTGCCCGTCTCAGCACGTATCTCATTAATGGTTGCAGAACCGTTGCGTATTCTTGTATCGTCCGTCTTAACTGTCTCGCTTTTCGCTTGCAAGTTCTTGTATTGTGTGGTAACACGATAATTTGTGATCTTAAACCCTTTTTGCACGATACGGTAGTTAATCTTCTCAAAAATAGTGGACTTGAGCGGGTCGCACGCGTTGGAGATGAGACTATTATCCTGACTCTCACCAGTACCACCGCCGATGTTTCCCGATTCAATCTGAGAGACAGCAGCAGGAGGCACCTGATACCCGGCTAATATCTCCTGTCTCATCATCTCTCTACCCTTTGAGAAGTCCATATCAACGGCACCTTTGCCAATCTCCTGCAACTCGCTTCCATCATAGAGCACCATCGGCACGTGTGCATTTGCCTGTCCAGTGTAGTTCTCTCTGAGCCACACGACAAACCTGCTAGCCTCTTCCTTGCTACCGGGAAACTTAATCCAGAATGGAGGTCTTGCACCCTTCCTGAAGAACGCTCTCACCCAATCGGCCATGTGTGCATCAGCATCGACAGGCCCCAGGATACGCTCAATCGGGCTTAACGCTTTCTTGCTAGCCTTTGGGTCAGGGAGCCAGAACCGTATCACTTCTTCCGGTTGGAACATGACGCTTTCTGTGGAGTGCGTCATGTTCTGGATATATTGCACAACCGTTCCATGCTTATCGAGCTTGTAGTTCATCGTGGCGCAATCAATTTTGTGCAGGGAGAACGGTACACCTGCCTTACTCACAATCTCAAGATAGGCTTCACCGTAAATAAGCAAGTCGGTGGCAATAGAGCGGATGAGTTGAAGGAAGTCTTCATCCTCATTGATGTAGTGCAGGAAGTCATGCAATGTGTCGTATTCGTCCTGGTTCTCACTCCCCTTTTCCGTGAGTTCAATCACCATACCGCCCGATGTGATACGTTTGGCTATGACATCCACACACGCGGATATCCAGACAGAATTCAGATAGGCTTGATAGAGTGTCTCTTTCCTATCCTGATCTGAGAGCATGCCCGGCCCACTGCGTCGCATGTCAGCAGTGATGCCCATTGCCTCTGTTTCATCCCAGGCAAGGCTAAATGCTTTCGAGATGGCATTGCCACCGCTGCGCTTACGGGCTTCATAGACGATTGGAATGGGTGTACGGTCTTCCTGTAGCGGCTCAGCACGTTCTAGTAGTGCAGTCGTGCCACGTGGTGAGGCTGGCTTTGTTTTGTTGCGTCTGTTTTTACTGCGTTGTGACATATGTTCTACTCCTAAAACCAGCCTTCGCCGATTGTGTCTTCATCGATCTCCATAGTGATCATACCGCCTGACGGTTGTGGCATCCCTATCTCATCACAGGCCATGCTAATGTCGTCGATTTGATCATCATGTCCTCCCAGTGGGAACATCAATATTTCAGGCTCTAACACATGGAGATAGGCATCACCTTGACGAAAAAAAACCTTCTCATTTTCCATGTAGATTGCGGCAACCGACGCACGTGAGACCTTATCTTTCACAGGTCTGTACTCTTTGACCGGAATAGATATCCTTTGAGGATCAACGCCCGGCTGACCAACCACTTTACAGTAGCCTTGATGCTCTACTGCAAACTTGAAATATCCGATATCTCCCAGAACACGAGCAACATAGACACCAGGACGATACTGCTGATACTCTCCCACGTAATCATTCGCTTGACGAAGTAAAAATGCTTCTGTACCAGATAGGGCTTGTATCGTCCGGTCTAGTGCTTCAGGTGCAGCACTTTCTACTAAGAGGTCAGTAACATTTGTTGGCTCATTGCGCAATTGCTGTATTATGGCTAATTGGTACGCTACATTCTCCACTTTAATAAAGCGTGGCTGTAACCGTGTATAGAGCAAGCGAAGTATCTTCTGTTGTTGCGGGTTATCAATGCGGTCTCGTATCTGATCAATCAGTAGAAGTTCATTTTTCGGAGTCACGTCATACGTCTGAATAACGGTATAGTCTGCTGTTTGTTTGCTACTAATGGCAAGATCAACGACACTAAAACGCCAACAATCCGATTTGAGTACAGAGGTAGAGCCACTTGATTTTTCCAGTACGTAGGCATCAGAGGTTTCGGTAAAATAGCGTAGCCACTGCTTTTTGAAGATACCGCCGTCACTTGGAACAGGTGATTGCTGGTATTGAGCCGCATAGTTCATAGAGCCTAGTGATTGCTTCAAGTCTCTTACGGTCTGTTCATTAATGAGACCCGGACAAAGCAACTCATTTTCAACTGTACGTGGATCACTCCAACCAATAGAAGTAAAAGATTTGCGTGCCGACTCATATTCCGTTGGAAGATTGAGATGTTCCCAACCACCTAACCTCAAAATATGGCTTGTTAAATCCTTCTCGCTGAGTCTCTGACCAGCAACAATCATAAAGCCGTTTTCCTGATCGTTGAGCCGACTTTGCCACGTACGCCCAAACCATTCACGTACCGCCTCAATCTCAGCACTACCAGCCATAGCATTATTTGGATCGTCTATGATAAGACCTGTACCACGTTTACCTGTACCGCTTCCACGTACCGCCGTAGATAACCGATATCCCCGTTTATCGTTCTCGAAGAAGCTTTTGACGTTCTGGTCTCCTGACATCTGAAAAACATCACTAAAGAGGGATTGATACCATTCACTTTCAATCAACATGCGACAATTGCGATTATCCCGTATTGCTAAATCCATTGCGTAGGATGCGCACAAGAAACGCTCGTGGGGATTGCGTGTCCATATCCACGCTGGAAACGCTACAGAGAAGATAGACGACTTGCCATGTCCAGGTGCTATATTGGCAACTAATCGGTGTAAGAGACCGTCACCAATCGCCTGTAGATGCTGGCAAGACGCATCAGTATGAATACCCCAGATCAACGGGCGCGATGGTTCTATCACGTGCCACGCCTGACGAAGAAAATAGGCAAAAGACTTCTTGCACCGTTCTGCTTTTTCGGCATGGATAGCGCGTAAATCAAGAAACGATGCGAGAGCGGTCTTACTTGCCATCATGTACCCTCTCCTGTGCATTAAGCGCAATTTGCTCTAAGGTGTCTAGTTCTTGCTCTGAGAGGCTCTGAAGATGTTGGAATTGGACGGGCAACCCGTCCTTCCCTGTAAGTTCTACAGACTGTTTATCTTTGTACTTTTCTGGCAAGTTCGCTTTGAGCAATGTTTGTAAGAGTGCAGGAGCCAGAACACGCTTTGTCAGAAGTTTGCCGCGCTTCACTACAGGTCTATCTCGACTATCTAAAACAGGTTTACCATCCTCATCTAACACAGGTATTTGCTCATAGACTGGTTGACCAGCACTGACCAACGGTTCAAATATTCCTATAACCGCCTGTTCGTGTGCAGAATACTCAAGGACATCATGGGCGTCTTCTAGCGCATAGGACAGGCACACTTTGAAATCCTCATTGTTGTCACGCCACTCGTAATACGTTGAGCGATGGATACGAGCAATCTGACAAGCATACTTAATAACCCCACACTCTCGATACGCCTTTAAAAACTTCCTCTGCTTTGGCGATAATGCTTCCTCGTGTGCGTTAATCGCGTCGGATTTGTCGGACTGCTGCTCGTCACTCATGCCTTACTCTTCCCTCTTCTTCACGGGATACACCATCGTTCCCTTGCTCAAATGCCGCCTTCTCTGCGTATCTACCCACGCGTGCAACGCTTCCATGTGCTCCAATCGTGCGCATGGCAACTTCAAGCGATCCATACATACCCGCAAGTGCCATCTCTGATAGAGCCTGCTGAGAAGCGGTCTATCCTCTCGCATTTGTCGCCATGTCAGTTCGTTTGGATTAGGATACATGGCTCATATCCTTCCGCGCTTTCCACGTCAGCAGCATACGTTTGACGCTCTCTACGTCTGGACAGGTATCCATTGCTTGCAAGAAGTGCCCTATGAGTTGATCTACCGTCATAGCAGGACAGGCGCACGCTTGTACGGTATGCATGCCATTGCCAAGATACTCAAAGGTCAGACGTTTACAGGTTGCGCAAAACTCATGATAGCCTTGTGCATCGATAATCAGGAGATGGCCGTTGTCTAGTTGGTAGAAGCGCGGCTTCCCATCTTTATGCGTGGCAAACTCTCTCATTGGCTCACCTCTCTTTCAAGTGCTTTTTCAGACTCTTCCCTGAGTCGGTTGCTACTCCACTGGGAGAGACACGTGGTTGAACAAAATATCCACGTTGGTCCAGTCAAGAATGCGGCAACTTTTACCGTGAACCATCCAAGCGGTACACCATTAGAAGTCAGACCTATCAATGGATGAAAAAGGTGCTCCTTGCCACAAGTATCACAACGATAGCCATTTATCCTCATACGCTCACCTCTTCCGACTTCATGGGATCAGGAACGTAGGCAATGACTTCCTCTATCGTTTTTGACTGCTCAGCAACCGCTAAGAGATGAGGAACCATGGAGAGCGTGTGTTTCACCAGATCGTACGCACGTTGTGCGATGATATCCTGAGCCACTTTTGCAGAATAAGTAGGCGTCCAATCTTCAAGACTCATGCCAACTACTTTATTTTGCACTTCGTTATAAAGTGCCTTTGCAAACCCGGCAAACTGCGTATCTCTGTTCACTGGCTCACCTCTTCAGTGCTCACTCCTGGCAATTGAGTAGTGATGGTAATACGCCTGAAATCGGGTGCATCAGGATGACGTTCTGCACGATACGTCAACATCACACGTGGCAACTCTTGCCTGTCTGACACTTCAGGCAATGCAGCATAGGAGAGAGTGAAATTGATGGTTTCTTGTGACGCGTCATAGGTACCATTTACGATCTCACAGCCTACAGGAAAACAAAACATCTGCTCTAAGAGATCGGCACTTACCCGTAGGATGCCAAGACGTTCTTTGCTCATGAATGCGTCTCCTCTTCATCAACTTGCTCACGTCCACAACAGGGACACACCCGCTTTATCTCAGCATCGGCAATAACATCGACAGCAGGAGCATGGACAAAGAGTATTGCGGTAGGCATGGCTTCTTTGGCGTCCAGTTGGATGATAGCAGAGGTCACGTTGCTCAACGGTTCACCTGTCTCCACATCGGTGATAGTAGTTGCGTAGTGTGCTTGACCGTCGTTGTGTATACGTACTCTCACGCGCTCACCAACCTTTCTAGCGTCTCTTTGGCGTCTTCTAGCCATGCCAGTAAGTTCAATGCCGTTTGTGGCGACATGTTCACCAGCCTTACCCGCGTCTGACTTCTCGCTTCAGGAAGTAGCAGAGAGACCGCTTGTTTATCTGGCATATGCTGAAAACGAGTCAAGGCGACTTCAAGAGGATGACTGATGTCGCTACTAATTGAGCATGGTTGCTCTTTATCGCTCACGCCTCCTCCAATCGCAGCCATTCAATCTGCACACGGCCATACCTGCCTAACACATCTTCCATCTCCCCAATGCTGACGTAGCCTCTCTGTATAGCGTGATCGCTATCGATACACACCCGGCCCGACGAGAAAAGAATGCCCTCAGCTTCATGCGACTCTACGGCCTTACCAGCACGCTTCTTGCTGTTATCAAACTTGACCAGGAATGCACGCATCTTCGAACGTGGCTGCATCTGCAATACCGCTTGATAGGCTGGTACCCGTAACATCAAATCATGAATTTGTGCTTCAGTGGCTTTGTACTGAAAATCTGGCATCTGGCTACTCATGCTCTCACCTTCATCCCGTTCACCATCTCTCTTAGCGGCTCTCTTAATCGCTCTATCCTGTCCAGCAAATCATCCTTTGTGTGTTGGTCAATCATGCTTGACGACTTGCCATAGAGCGGTAACAGGTTGTGCAGCATCTCTAGCGTGAGTCGTGCTTCTTCTTGTGGCCCGGTGGACTCTTCACCGTACGGGAAAATATCAGGGACACCAGAGAGCGCACCTTCAACGTGTCTGTCAATCTCTTGCCGTGTCCAGAGGTGCCATATCCCATCAGGGGTACGGTACTTGACGAGAGGATCAGGCTCTTTTTCGATGCTACAGGAGCACCATTTAGTGAGTGATGTACGTTCTACAGTGGTCACCGATGTTGTGTCTGAAATAGTACGGGAGCGCATACCGCCACAATCAGGACAATAGCTAAGCATCGGCATTCCTCCCATTGAGCGTTGCCATGAAGTCGTCTAGTTGCTGCTCTACTTCAGACCATTCAAGCGGTTTCTTTTCTTCAGGCTCTTGCGCTAGTTTTCCCTCTAGCCCCTCTCGAAATCCGTCAAAGGTATTGAACTGTCCAGTAAAGCTAAAACTAAGCGGCTCAATGCGGAACGGATACGTAGAAGAAACAGGAGATTTGTACGATGGATCAGTGCAGGTTCCATAACAATAGGCAGGGTTCATTATCCATCTTGTGGCTGTAAATGTGGTGCGTGGCCTTCCACAAATCAAACAGGTCATCATTTCACCACCTCACTCTTCTTTGTGGCACGTGCAGGTTTGTCGAGACGTTGGAGGATTTGAAGCATCATGTCATTTTGTTTAGAGAGTATTTCATCCTGCTTCAAGAGTTCAGCGTCTTGCATATTGAGATGATTGACGATTTGTTCTATGTCATGGAAACTATTTTGAGTGGTCTTGAATTGTTCTTCTGCTTGTATCTCTTGTTTGCGTTCAATGACTGATTGAGAAACTCCGAGGATGGGAAGGCAGACAAGTTGAATGAATTGTTGGGATATCCAAGTAGTCAGCAAAAACACGAATGGATTAAGCCAACCGAAAAGCCCAAACAGCCCAATAAGTGCAAGCACCGTGAAGAGGTACGCCGCTGACATAGAAGAGACGCTCTTTGTCAGCAGTACCGCAAAGCGTTGATTGAAGTTCCCTTGCATTCGCTCCTGTTCATGGAGTCTATTTGCATTGTGGATAAGGTGCGGGTGCGCTTCATGCTCATACAGTTTCATGCTTGCGTCTCCTTTGCGAGATAGAGCCACCACGCCTGCCCGCCTCCTGAGCTTGTTCTGAAGTCCACTTATGCGCCGTTCCTAGTTCATGTGCTCGTTTACCGCCAGTAGAAGCAATTTCTCGTCTACGCTCTGGCGACATAGATGCAAATCCCTGCTTCCCTCGTTCTCGTGTTGTCTCACTCATTGCTTGCTGCATCCTCACGTATGATTAATGTTGGTTTGCCGCCAGGGAAAACAGGCATAATCAGTTCAACGGAATAGTGTTTTGTCTCCAATACCCGGCGCGTCGCACTCAGAGGATAGTAGTCGTTACTTATCATGTGCGGATAGACCGTCTTCTTATATGGCTGCGAGATAACTAGCACCTGAGCCTCAAACGTTTCCTTCTGCTCTGGTACCGTGACTTCTTTCCCGTCATTGAAAATAAGATTATTCACGCCTGTTCTCTCGCTTTCATCCACGCTTCTTGTGTCTCTAATAGAGGAATGCCGATAGACTCAAGGACTGCATCTTTCTTAGCACATCCAATCACGATATCGGCGCAATCATGCTCCCCGCGATCCATCGCTTCCATAGCCGTATTGAGCAGCTCCCGGTACCCGTTGAAGAGAAGTGCAAGATAGGCTTTGACGCCCGGACGCCCACACAAGAAAGATTGCAACTCTTGCTCACTGCTCTGTGGAGAGGAAAGGAATACCTCGCCATAATAGCCTGCATTGGATGGACGACTTATTGCACCGCTACAGATATGTACGCCTGTGTTGGCTGCCACTTGATCGGCAGGCATAACAATGATATGCAGTTCATCACGCATCAGTTCTCTCCTCTATCCAACTCTTCATCGTCACATACACCAGCACACCAACTAGGGCCAACGCAGCCACGAAACCAATTGCGTCCTCGTACAATCGGTGTGCCACGCTGCCCATTAGACCAGGAGAGGGGAACACAGTCGAGATAGTCTTCATGACGGTTGCACCCTCACCAGCAGCCACGCATACACGATCCCTTGAGTTGTCTGTACTCCTACCCATCTCTGCTCATAGCGTTCCACGTCAAAGAGCCAGGAATGGAGGTGTCGGTACAGGTCAATCAGAGTGTGCATAGGCTTGCTCCAATAAAAAACGACGTTAGCAAAAGAGAGGAGAATATTCCTCAAATTCGCTAACGTCGTAATCGAATTATCGTGCAGTCACGTTAGAAATAGTATTTAGTTGTCTTGTGCTGGCGACTGTTCACAGATATCACGCTGTATCCAGTCAGTGTACACAGGTTTGCCGTGCTTCCAGCGCACATGCATTTCCACATTCCCACCATTCTCCTGCTTCAAGGTGCTGAGTTTGTCACACACCTTGCGAAGCCAGTTTTTGCGAATGCCGGGAAACTTCACCGCTAACAGTTCATCAGTTGTCATAGATCACCTGTTTCATGGCTTTGAGACAAGGATACCACGACTATTGACGAAAATCAATGGATGAGGGTAAGAGCCGTATAGGGGCAACGAAAAAGGCTGGTAAGTTGCCTCACCAGCCTTCTCTTAACGTCCTCCATCAGCAAGGTACTCATCCATCGCCTGTTGCCATTCCAAGTCAGGCTCAGCAAGTGGAAAGTCGCGCCACTCCCTCTTTCCGTCTTTTTCCGTCCAGACGATAGGATAGTTCTCGCTATCGTCAAATTCGTCACTATTAAGCCGTGCTAGCCAGTACTCAGGATCATCGCGCAACCCTTCAGGTGCATTCTCGTACTTTGAGCACATATCTACCATGATGACACGCCCATCAGAGAGCGTTCCATGCATCATTTCTTCACTATCAATCGTCCCTGCGAACTGCATTGTATTTGCCATGATGGTTCTCCTCTTGAATGGGCATCCTTGCCTGAACAATCCTACAGGTGATTAGCGCCGTGATTTTTCCCTGAGCACTGACACTCGCAATCACCACCAGTAGCCGTCAAGCAACGGGCATTACACACACGCTTTTCGCTGTAATGACCATTCACGCGGGTGCTCTTGGGAAGATAACTATCGCAGAGTGGGCAACGTAGACCGTTGTTGACATCTTCCGTGACATAGCGTTTTGTGCCATCTTCCAACAGGCGATAAGCGATAGTGCCATATCTGGACTCTGAAACCAGCTCGTAGTCGAATGCGAAAACATGTTTGCACTGGTTGTAGCGGCACTTGTAGATGTATCGGACGGTTTTCGTGGTTTCAATTGCTGCGTTCATCTCTGTTTCTCCTTGACTTCAGTACTCATCTCTTGATTATATTGTAACCCATTTCAATACCAATTGTCAAGAGGTTGGGAGATGAATATTTGGAATTGCTAAAAACTCATTACAGGTTCTTTACAGCCTGCTCAAAAAGTTCTCGTGCCTTCTCTGCTACCAATGGACGCAGTTCTTTCTCAGGGAGTGTTTCGTTAATCCCATAGTGGCGTACAAACTTCAAAAGTACATCTCCTGAGAGCGATTGTGTCCACTGAAGACGCCCTAATTGTCCTTCGGGGAGAGCGGCGTGTTTGTTCCCTTTGTTCTGTCCTGCTTTAGCCATGATTGTTTCCTTTCTCAACTGGCATCCATGCCTCAACTTCTATTCGACAATAATTAATACACCTAATGCATCCGCAAGTTTACAGGCTACTTTTCCGTTGCGTGTGCCGTATCGCGCTATAACGGTCTCATTGATGCGCTGTGTACGCCACGCGTTGACAAACATCACACGATCAGAGAAAGAGACTCTCTTCTCATACAGCGTGATAGCAACGTCGCCACATTCAAACTTGTAACGACTAGGGTAGGAGCATCCATAACGCGATCTGTCTGGTGTATCGGTATCAATCAATCGGATAGCAGGCACATCTAGAGCCAGGATGCTATCAGCAAGGGGTTGTGCTACTTCTTTGACGTACTTCTCGTAGGCTAGACGTTTCTGCTCAGTCTTCATTGACTTGGTAGCGGATTTTAACTCGTCTTGCGATGGTTCCCAACCAAACATCTTCTTAGAACAGGTGGAACCGACCTCGTGACGCATGCCAGTGCTGGTGTTCTCGACTACGTACACTTTGGCATGCTCCCTACCGCAACGCTCACAGATGTTTCCCTCACCCTTTTGAAGAGGGATGTACTCTTCTCTCTCCCAATCCCAGGTACGCATATCGTAGACCGATACCAGGCGGTAGAAGGTGACTTCAATCATTACGCCGCCATCCTTTCAGTGTGGATCTCCCATACGTCTCCACCGTTGTAGAACTTCAAGCATCCAGCCTTGTGAAGACGGGAAAGTACTCTATTTACCAACTCCATCGATTGTGTTGAAGGCCCGTCTGGTGCGTAGCAAGTGATACACAATTGTTCCCATCGCGTATCCTTGACAACATCAATGCCCGTTACCTTGTCATTCAACATTGGAAACACAAGCCTTTTTAGACACTCAACAGGAATAGACTCGATAGAAACAGCGTACGCCGCCCCTTTTGCGTAGACAAGTTTGCCATTTTTCCAGGCAAGAAGCCCATACACCAGCGCATAATCTTGCACTTGTTTTGACAATTTGCGGCGATCCACACTATCGAGACCAGACCAACGTTTCTTGAGCAAGTAACAAATAGCATCAATTTTTTTATCGGTGAAGGTGTAAATGGAATAGGTGTATTTTTTCATTCTCAATCTCTCCTCTTGACTTGTTTCTCAATCTCTATTTGATATTGTAACCCATTTCAATACCAATTGTCAAGGGATTATAAGACCAATTTCCAGACAACAAAAAACTGGTAGAAGTGCTCTACCAGTTTCGTTCGTGACGCGCTACAATTCAACATCCTGCAATTGATTTGGCGTACGCTCATAGGCACCTTGCCATGTCGCGCCGTGGGGAGACTTGTCACTTTCTAGCCACAGAAAGAGCAACGTCTCTGCTTCATCCCAGTAATCAGCTTGCAGAGTGAGGTACATCAGGTGTTGCTCTGTACGCTCATCGACAATATCAAACTTGTAGGTATTCCGTTTCATGACCTCTCCTATGATTTCCTTTAGTCGTGGACTAACTCATGCCCAAACGCAAAGACCGCTTCTAACGGTTTGCAATCAACTACAATGGAAGTCTGACCATCTGGTAACGCAGGCTCAATCTGATAAAACGTGATAAAGTCTACAGCCTTTGGATGCATGTCTCCCATGAATGTTTTTGCGACCTCTTCAAAAGAGACGCTACAAAAGCGAGTACGTGCCATCTCTACTTCTTCAGTATCTCGCATCTGTATCGATACCCGCGTGCTGGTTATCACGGTGACTACTTCATTCTGATCCATTATTGTTCTCTCCTTCTCTCTAGTCGTTCAACTGTCTCGTCGCTAACATGCTCTGCCAACATCATTTGCAGGAACCGCTTTTGCCGTGGATGTGTCCTGAGGCCATCAAGCATCGATAACACGCGCCACGATTCCTCCCACGTGCGGGTAGCGTATGCTTCCTCGGTTTCCCAGACACAACGGCGACGGAACTGTCTATTGATGGTTGCACGAATGGGGCGCGTCACTAGCAAAACAATGCCATAGAATGCGTAGAGTACACGGTGTACAAGGGACATACGATAATCGGGACTCAAAACAGACCTGCCCATTGCGTTCTCTCCTCTATGGTTGACATTCCCATTCGCTCCAACGATAGCCATCTTGCTTGAAGATTGCATACGCTGCCTGAATGTTGTCCTGAGCATTGTAGACATCCCCATTCGAGACACGGTGAAACGTTGACGGGATGATCTGGAATAGCCCCTGCGCATGTTCTGCTACACCATTGACGTAGACGGGTTCAGGATTGTATGCCGATGGGTTGAGGCTACTTTCACAACGGGCTATGGATTCTGCCTGCGTACTGTAGTTACCAAACACTGCATCAATCTGCTGCGTAACTGAAGTGATAGACGCACTACTCTGAGTCACACGGCCAATATGCACGTTGCCGCTATGCGTGAGGATGATAACCCCTAACGCGACAAGGGCAAGAATGGCGAGAGTGCCACCTCCACCCGATGAAGACTGTTCTTCCACGATGAACCTTTCTGAAGGCCACCGTGATAGAATACAAGGGTAGCCTTCGGGTTGCACTAGAGAGTTGGGTGTAGTTTGTCAGGCCGTGCCCAGCTCTCGCCGACAATTTATTTACTTAGGTTTATTGGTCTTCTCTCGCTTTTGTTCAAGTTCCTTCTCAAACTCTTCCCAGGCAATCAGTGCCGCCTCTGCATTCCCTTGCAATCTTTTCCTGTCTGCCTCTGTAAGAGTGGTTTCTTTCAATTCCCATTGCTTTTCTGTCATACGTTCTCTCCTAATCAGGTTCACCATACAAATCCAACTCATCATCACCTACATTATTTTGTGGCGCTACAAGAGCATGCACCCCTGCCACTTGCGATTGTAACGGCTCGCTTTTGACATGCGCCGCAACCATGGGAGTCACACCGGAGTCAAGCATCTCAACATATCGCGTGGCATACATCACAATGAGTTGCCCGATAGCCACATTTGTTTGATCGTGCTCTGCTTCTGCATGTCTTTGCAACCTGCTTTCCCTGGGAACCGCTATCGTGTAGTAGCGGTTCCTTTTTGCATCCTTTGGCATAGATCACCTATCCAACCTGCGAACGGAGTTCACGTTGCAAGTAGTGCTTTGCTAATTTTGCAAAACCAGCAGCATTGGAATATTCAGGAGTCTCAGGAACCATCAAACGTTTTGTAAACATACGTCTCAGGTCTTCCTCAAAGTAGTAGGCACCGCCGCCAACAAGCCAGATCTTAGTAACATCCGACGCAACAATATCACTACTCAAAGAACTCCCCCAGAGACGTTTGATGAATCCAGCAATCAACTTACCAGATTCTCGCAACTGGGTATTAATCAGCGTTTCTACCTGTTCAGAAGTTGCGTCGGCATTGAACACAGTGGATACGCTGCTATATTGCTTGCCATGCGTGTAGCAGTAGAGCAAGGCACGTGCATCAAACAAAGAAAGTGGGTAAGAAAACTGGCGTTCAAAGGCAGTAACAATAGCGTCAGCGGCAGTCTCAACACCAGTATCTAGACTCTTGCACTGCTCAGTTAATGGCACTTGACCTTTGACCAGATAGGCATCAGTAGTCCGACCGCCAATGTCAACAACAGCTACCTTTTCCTGACCGCCAGGGCCGTATGCAATATTTGCACCCGCTCCCTCCATGATGGTTTTATAGACACGGATATGAGCTATGCGTTCTAAACCATCAAGGTAGAAAACATGATCGCCTGTAAGCGCATCCTTCACGCGCTGGACATTCACATCATTATGGGTCGCAATGGGCAGATTTGTAACGACCGATAACCCATACTCACGATCTCGGATGAGCGTGCCGGAAGTTGCCAGTAACATTGCCAGATTGCGATCCGACCAGTAACGGGAAATGTCGCCACGCGCCGTAAGTTCTGCGATATCCATGCTGGTAGGGGCTTGCTCAATTGCCAGATTGCCAACATACCAGTTATTCTCCTTGAATGAGATGGTATGAGCCTTCTGATTGACGATATTGATCAGATTACTAGACGATGAGGAACCGCTTACCTTGCGTACTAACTCCTCATAAGAACCAACATACAGCGTACTTGGCATGGTTAACACGTATTGTTTCTCGTCAAGCCACGCAACCCCGCAAGTTTCGCTGTTTCCAAAGTCATGCCCATAGGCATACCGCTTGTAAATCATCTCTCATTTCTCCTCTTTCGATACTTTCACGTACTTATTGATACTGGTACGTACTTACATCTTATTTTACCTGCTTTACGGAACAATGTCAAGGGGTTGTACCGTTTTGTATTGACTTGTACAATACCTGTCAGTACTTTGGTAAATCTATCGAGAATTCCGAACTTCTGAGCGTAAAATAAATGCTGCAACGTTGCAGCGTGACTATGATTTAGGGCAAATTTGCCCTATTTTCCATCACTCCAAATGAAGTCTGTCATGAATACCAGTGCAGTAAGCGCAAAAATCGGCGCAAATGCGCCAGCGTAAGGAGCTATTTGCACCATTATTGCAGGTACATGGGTATAATCTGATGCTTTCATGAAATGCTGATCTGTGACTGCGTTCAAAAAGAAGGATGGAATAACCCAAAGCAGCCATCCGATCCACGCGATGAAGCCCCATTTCTGGCGATGATAGACCAGATACACAAAGAACATCATGAAACCACCAATAATGAGAACGATAGCATCTGACACTTCAAGAAAGTAGACAGACTGTTGATCAATCGTAAAAAACAGTACGACTACCGCAAAGACATAGACCGCACGCCAGAAAACTTTTGCCATAACTACTCTCCTCTTACACTCGCGTTATACTTACGTAACGCCTCCATAATCTCAGCATTCCCCTTTTGATAAGGCGTTCCACCAGCAACGCCAGGGAAAAATTCTTTCATGATTACATTGATGCCTAGTTTCTCATCATAAAACATGGCCGCCATGCGCAATTCACGCTCAGTCAGGTCGGACGTTCCCACTTCTACCACTTCTACCACTTCTCGACTGCTTCGCCTCACTTCTGAAGCCACTTCACGCCCATTTTCTTGCTGAATTTTCCCATCGCGCCCGGAAGTGGAAGTGGAAGTGGAAACACTGCTTACTTGAGAAGTGGGACGAGAAGTGGTGAACTCACTTCGATGCGTCTTGATATACTCCTCAATTGTGTAGTACTGCCGCTCACTAAGCGCCAACGCCTGCATAATTTGACCTCTGGTACAGTGTTCTCTTGCCAACGTTATAACGGCTAAACAGACAGCATGCATTGACCGTTGTGAAGACGCCTGCTCAGGGATACGTTGCACCTGAGGTACTGGCATACGCAACCGCTCAAGTCCCGGTGTCTCAGAGTCATCACGTGAGAGACGAAGATCAAACTTGACCACCAGCGCCGTAGGAGTAAACCCAAAGACAACGCCCACGCCAGGGGTAAATGTTTCAATGTCCGCCCTGGTTGCTATTTTCGGGCTGATCGTCTCACCACACATATCCAGATCGTTCTTTTCTACATGCCGCCCGAATATTTTGATCTGGCAACTCTTGATTGCCCATTTCGCAATATAGGTCAAGCTCTGCGTGGCGAACACGACGGTGTACCCGTTGGAACGCCCATTGCTTACGAGTGAAAAGTAGGCATTGTTGAGGGAGTCTAAGACTTCTGTATTCTTTTTCGCTTCCGGTGGCAGCAAGTTCACGTTTTGAGGCAAGTAGAGTTGTGCTTCATCTAACGCGACCAGGCAGGGTAACAGCAACGCGCCGTACTTACGCTGTTTGGCTGCGTAGCGCATGAGCGCCTGTCCAACCTCAGCTACAATCTCAGCACGTGCTAGCCAGTTATCCCCATACGAGGGAAGATCAATAATCGCCTGATAGCGATACATCATGACGGTAGCTACGAACTGATCAGCATTCTCAACAGTCAACTCAAAGTACTGGCAATTCTCAGTCACGCGGTCTCTCAGTTCGGGTGAACCAGCACGCAGCCCATTGACGAATGAGAGTTCAGTCACAGGGGCATACTCTCCCTTATGGTCACACACGACCATAGGGACGCCGCACTTTGCCGCCTGTTCAATCAGACGCCCCAGGAGTTGTGACTTCCCTGAGCCTTGTACTGCCGATGCAATAACGCCTTTCCCAAATAGCGCATTGAAGTGCGGTGCGAATGCCTGTCCTGTTGCCAGAACGTGACCGAGATCCAAACGCTCATTTTCTGGATACACGGGAAAGAGCGAAATTGCCCCCTGTATTTCTTGTTTGGATTCTACTTCCACGTGTTCAACGCCCTCTTCAGTCAATGACTCCATCTCTATTTCTCCCTCCGCTTGTACGGGATACCGTCCGATAGCACGATCAAGAATACTTCTACCGCCGATTGGCGCGTTAAGTGGAGCCAGTATCTCCCTAACAGGTGCTAACATGTCGCCAAAGTCTTCTTTCATGTCTGGATAGACGGTGGAGAGAGCGAGAGCAGCAGCTCCACCAAAGATCAGACCGCCCAACCCTGTATGTGTTGCCATGTCAGCAATTCCCACGGGAAGGACGCACGCCGCAAAGCATTTAACCTGTGCTGCACGCCGCCGCATCATGGCACGTTTTGTCTCAGGGTCAACGACCACTGTCTGCTGCTCATTCATTCTCGTTCTCCTAACTATTTTGCATGCGGTGGATACCGAAGACAATCCACTGCATGCCAATGGTTCCCGCGTAATAAACTAAAGCACCTACAACGACCACAAAGAAAAACTGTTGTCCTGGCCCCTCTTTTGCGGCATATCCCCAATCTGTCCAGAAGTCCAAGAATAGGACAAGAAACGAGATGGCTCTCCATACCCACATTCGTGCCTGGGCACCTTTGACCGCACCAGCAGTAGGGGTGCCTCCAAACTTCTGTACCGCATATGCTTGTGCCATCGCAATACCGAGTTTAGAGATAAGCATAATAAGTTGCGATCCCCATGCAAAAATGAAGGCCATTGCAAGGTCTGGACTCAACCGACCGCTCCAGAACAGAGGAAACTGGACAAAAACGTTTTGAGGCGCGAAAATGTTTGCGCTATTCTCAGAATGCAGAAACCACGCTTGACTACTAAGTACCTGAAGCATGTTTGCGTAGAGCCAGCCTCCGACGCATAGGAGACCACCGAGAATAAACAAAACAGGCCAATGTGAGATAAAAGCAATATCATGCTTTGCCGACGACGACGGGTTGTTTACTGCCATACTACTTGCTCTCTTTCATTTTTGCGGTGTAACACCGTATACTTATCTGTAGATGTCCCTTATTCCAAAGGAGATGATTGATGTTTGATGATCTCGCTAACTTTCCTGAACGATTTTTTGCTGTACAGCGTGGTATCGCGTTGGAAATTGCTAACTGGTTCATTCACCAAATCGAGAAACCTGTGAAACTTCTTGCTCGTCCCAAGTCTGAACATCCCTCCACGTATGAAGTGGTTGAGCCACAACCGGGACAATACGATTAACTACACAAACAACCGTACATAATTCAGTGTCACAATCGCTATGTCTGCCAGAAACAGCACGGCGATTAATTTAAGATGCCTCATGTCGTCTCTCCTGTTCAGCAAGAAGGATAGGTAGTCTCGCTACTGCAAATGCGTGCAACTCTGGATACTGCTCTTGCACATCTGTCTGAAAGTCTCGTTGATCGCGCACGATCTTCTCTTCTAGTGAAATCGCCGTAAGCCGTTGTGCCTCCCGTTGCCAGAAGGCAACATGCTCAGGAGCCATACAAGTACTCTCCTCTCTCCTACCTAGTTCTGAATAGTCCAGAGCTAGCGTCTGCCAGCCACCACAGGAGCGACTAGCAACCGTCAGCTTTGACTACTGCCAGGACAACACAACGCCCGATGGAGTACTGATGCTCCCTGTCTTTTTCGGGCCGAAGTTGTGGTCAAGTTGCTGCCCAACCGGGGCAATCAACTGTTCAATCGTCTGGTACCAACCGGGAGCACTCTTCACGTGGGCGTTGGCTGGATTGGCAAACACGATGCCAAACGCGGCTAATGCTGCCAGGATGAGGATGAACGTACCACCCTTGCTGCTACTCTTTTTGTTGTTGTAATTCTGATAATTCTGACTCATCTGTATTCTCTCTTTCTTTCCTAGTGCTATACTCAGTACAGCACGCTTGTGTTTACGTGGTCTCGGTTACGCTTTCTAATGGGTGGACTGAGACCACGGCTACTCTTGACAACTTATCGAATGGCGGCGTCCTTGATGGCTGTTAGCCAGAACATCGCCGTGAGACCGCCGACAGTCAGGAGCCGCATACATCATAGAGCACTGCCACACTCATGACTTTTCCTCCACTAAATGCACTTTATACCCAAACTCATTTACAGGAACAATCTTCAAGCCAAACGCCGCCAACTGGACAGAGGCATTGAAGATGATGCTCTGAAAGTCTGCAATGAACAGGTCTAGCTTGCCTTGCGCGTCAGCCGCGTCAATCACGGCTTGTTCTCGCGTTTTGTCCATTCCATCGTAGATCGCCAATAACTCTACAAGCCCCACCGCACTCGGCCACGCTTGCAAGAGATGCCACACAACCGGGAACAGGTCTTCGTGTAGGGTCTGCTGTAACGTATGGCGCAACGCAGCCTCAAAGATGTTAGCACTATTCATCGTCACCATCTCCCTGCATGTGCGCAACCCCTGCATCATGGTCAATGACCGGAGTAGGGAACAGTTGCGCCAGTATCCAGCCAACGAGTGCGCACCCGGCAATAGCGAGAAGAAGCATCATACGGTTGCTACCCTCCATCCCTCTGTAGGTATCTCGAATTCCTCCAAGACGCGCCTGACACCTTGCTCATCCTGCACCGTAGCGACAAACACATCGTTCAAGTCAACGACATAATCAGGGAACATATCAAAGGGGCCGCTAATAATTGGCCCGTCCTTGTGTTCAATCACCTTATTGGGACTTGCCTGCATCGCCTCTTGCCAGTTACTCACAATGTGCTCCTTGTGTCTGTAGCGTTGCGTCAAGAATGATTTGAATGAAACCAACAACTTCATCAGGCAGGAATACAGGTAACTCTTGTAGTGTCAATGACAACAGTACGACAGGATTGCGGTGTGTCTCCATCGTGGAGAGTGCCAAATCCTCAAGACGTTTTGCGGCATCGATACGTTGTTTAATCTCAGGGAGGTAGTTGCTCATGCGCTTGCCTCCACTTCACAGGTCAATTTCTCACCTGTCCACAACCACCATGTCTCGTCATTGATACCAAGTACATCCAACTTTGCGTCAATCTGCTCAGGAGTGAGGTACTCTTCACACGTATTTGCCGCCGTGTCATGCAGTGTATACGTTGTGCCACGTGGGTAGCACTCCATGACCGCATAGGTGACGGGATTAGTGTTAATGGCAGTACACGGGAAACTCTTGTCATCCACATGTGCCTGTTCTATGACCGCTAGCCACTTCATGCTCATGCACTCACCTCTACTTCACCTGAATACGCTGGCACCTCAGCACGCCACACTGCACACCCGCATACGTCACAACTCAAGACGGTTGCACCAGCGTAGGGCAGTGTAGAGACGTAGCAACAGCCATCCTCGACCTGTGTAGAACCAAGAGGCGCATGCTCCTGGCAATAGACTAACTTGGAATGGAGGTCGGCACAATAATCACTCATCTCGCATCCTCCAACGCAATCAACTCACGAATATGTGCGACAGTGAGCGCAATGTTGACGTGAACTTCACGACGCAATTCAGCAAGCGAGAAGAAGGCGACATCGTGACGTAGACCGGGAGCAGATATGTGCTCTGTCGGGACGTAAGGACATGTGTTCTTCTGTTCAGTTGTAGGTTTCGCAGGTACAATAAGATTACTAATGGTCATGATCGTTTCAAACTCCTTCATGACTTGAGTGGCCTCAACGGTGTTAGTAGCACCTGAGAGGCGATATTTACTTATCCCAGTGGTGAATGCTCTCGGTTCTACGAACAACAAACCAGGAAGACAGTAATTCCATTTGCTGGTACAGCACCACTACCTGATGATCTTCTGTTTGTGCCATTCTTTGCAAGACAAGAACAGGCTCATCATTCAAGAGTTGGAACTTTGCCTGCTCCTCAAAGGTCGTATTCCTACCGATATACACATCACTCACTTCCCTGATGACAAGACCGTGATGATCTGCGATGTACTCAATGATGTTATGCATTGAACCATCTAATATCTGAGGAATGACATCTTCCACAAGATCAACAGGATAAAAGCTACTCCAACTACAAACGGGTACACCATCAATCCATGACATCTGTGTCTTACGTACAAATTCCTGATCGGCAGACACGTAAAATGACTCTTTCAGGTCTTGAGGAAGGTATTCAGTAGCCGTTTCTACATCCTTTGACTCAATATTGAACCCTAGAGAACGTGCATGCTCAGTCCAATTGCTGAACATCCCTGTTATAGCGATTGATGCTTTTCTAACTGGTTTGCCCTCCTTCATCGCAAGAACCTGATTTTTGTTGTACCACTTGACCTTTTTTGCATCAAAGCGATACACCCGCAGGCTCTTTCTTGCATTGGTGTAGAAACGGGCAATGGAGACACCTAATATTTTAGCAGCCTCAGCAGCACTTAGGTACTCCTCAGTTCCTACAATTTTGTTCATGTATTTTAGCCTTTCGTTTTTGGACTTGTGAGTAGTATACCTGCCTTTTTTCGATCTGTCAATGGTTTTTATCGGTATTTATTGAAGTCTATTGACTTTTCACGGATTCCCATTTATACTTACCAGTGTTGAGAGATTACAACCTCGGATTTAAAGCCAGAGAGGAGCACAAATCATGAAGAAGCAATACGAAGTCACATTCGCTAAAGGCACTGACAAACAAGTCACCTATCCAGTAGAGGCCAATAACAAGCAGGATGCAAAAGCGGCGTTCTGCCTGATGTATGTAGGTGAGCCTGCCCAAGCACTTGAGCGATTATTGACCGTTGTTGAAGTTGAACCGGAAGAGGAGTAGTGCAGTTGGTAGACCTGTGCTCATCGGTTCGCTGGTGAGTACAAGCCTCTCAATTGTGAGAGGAACTATTCACAAGAAAGGACAACAATGGAAACAGAAACTATCAGACTTACGCCCGATGAGCTAAACAGATTGCAAGCGAAACTGGACGAGCCAATGACGCTAGAGGATGCTGAAGAGATCCTGCAAGAGTTTGGCTACATCGATAGCACATTAGCCGTGGAAGGTAGTCCATTTCGCATGTACCTGCAACCAGTCGGAACCAACATCACGGCATGCGCCAATGAGCAAGAAGTCCTTGCTCTTGCTGAGAAAGTGTTAAACGAGGAGATCGCGTAAATGGAGTACACACAAGAGCAGGTAGAGAAGATTGAACAACGCCACGAGAGCGACGCCGCTTTCTTGCAGCAACGTCTAGACCGCAAAAAGGTAGATATCGACGCGATGAGCGATGAGGAGCGTGTGAACTGCTGCCAGAACTGGCAAAACAATGAGCGGTACTGGCGTGAACGCGGCATGAGTACCGACGCTGACTACGCTCAGGCTATTGTTTCGTATATCGTCAGTTTGGCTGCCAACTAAACGTCAAAGCGGCTCTGCCTTGAGAACAGAGCCGCTTCAAACAAACCGATGAAGTCTACCAAGTTCCCACGAAGAGACTTCATACAAAGGAGATTCTAACACATGGTTACATCAACTGCTACAAGTGTAGCCCCTCGTCAAAATCTCGTGATTGAGAACGAGATCCCTCTTCATCTTGAAGACGCATGCACCGTCAACGCCATTCGTAACGGCAAACTAGTGGCCGTTCGCTGGAATGACCTCACGGACTCTGAAAAACGCACCGCCAACCTTGTCACGTTTCATTTGTGCGATTGGGAGGTGTCGGCATGAGCAGAGACAACGTGTACGACTCTTCCACCGATGAGCGTAACCCGGACAACCACTCAGAGCACATGTTCTGCACCGATCCGAACTGCATGGACAAAGCAGACGATAGCCCACAAACACAGGAGCTTAATGGGTTCTATCAGGATGGGCTTGTCTCTGCTGCCGATGCAGACAACATTTACCACGGGAGGACGCTATGAAGATTATGCCTCCCGTTCCTGGCACTGGCACCGATGACACCACGCTTGAAGACCTGAACGAGATAGCTCGTCTTGATGTACTTTCTGACGAACAGAGAGAGCAGGTTGCCCGTGATGTGCAAGGCCAGTTTGACGCCGTTCCCTCGTATCTTGACCGCTATAAAGATGGTCTGGTAGAGGAGTAACTAGTTTGCAGGTGGGTAGCAATGGTGCTGCTCATCTGGTATTTCACCTATCGTTTTATCGGCATTTTAGACAAAGAAAAAGACATCCAGCAGTTGCGCCGCCAGGATGCCCTCTTTACTAGAAAGTTATCTTCTATGTTTCAATATAGCATCGCAAACGGCTTCTGTCAATTTTTTAAGGGAGAAAGTGTTGGTGTGCAATGGTAGCAGAACGTAAGAAACTTCCTCCCAACAAGAATGAGGAATTCTTTATTGCGCTTGCCAGTAAAATACGCACCCGCACGATCACATCACTTGATGAGGCCGACCAGCGCCCAATGCCTGCACACCTCAAGGGTACCCTTACCTCTCTCCTGGAAGGGATACGAGACTTTGGGGAAGAGGGTTTCTGGAAGGCATACAGGCAGTGCGAGGAAGACTATCCACGCATGAAAGAGTGGCGTAAAGCTATTGAGACAGAAGCCGCTCCTGAAGGTGAGCAGGAACCACCCCCACCGAAAAAATACCGTCCAGTAACATTACTGGAAATGATGGGGAGACCACAGGCAAGCGATATCATTGAAGACATTTTCTATGAAAAAACCGTAGGCTTGCTATTCGGCATATCAGGAACAAAGAAATCATTTCTTGCCTTTGATTTTTGTGCCCATATTGCAATGAATATCCCATGGCAAGGACATCAAATCAAGAAACCTGGGATATGTGTCTATACCGTAGCGGAGGGTGCTGACAGCTTCATCAAACGTGCAAGGTCATGGTGTGCCTATCACCACGTTGCTCTTGAGGATTTGAGCCAGCGCCTTGTCCTTGTTGAGCGTGAAATTCCATTAGGGAACGGTGCTGAGGTAACGGAATACATTGAAAGTGTAAGAGAGTATCTTGGGGATGTGCAACCTATTGTTGTGGTCTTTGATACCCTGATGCGATGCTCTGGTGGGGAAAACATCAACGCACCTGACGGAATGTCAAAACTTTTTGATGGAGCGAACCTGATCAGGAGAGAGTTAGATGCGGCCCACGCGCTTATTGTTCACCATGAAGGGAAAGACGCCACAAAAGGGAGCGCAGGCAGCTTTGTACTGCGTGCCAACTGTGATATCGTGCATCGGCTTACCTGTGATGCAGATGGTACCCTAACGCTTTCCTGCAACCCTGCGGTTGGAGGAAAAATAAAAGACAAAGCTGAGTACCCTGATATCTACCTCAATACTCAAACAGTCTACTACACAGAAGAGGCACTCAAGGATGATAGTTCCCTGGTCATCATTAGTGGGGAAATGCCAATGCAGGAAGTCAAGTTAACACTCAACAGAAGGTTACTTCTTGAGGTCTTACCAGAAACACAGGGGTTCTCTTTTACGGAATGGTGGCAAGCGGTAAATACGTCCAAGCAAGCCGATGGGCTGGCTGCTATGGCAAAACAAACATTCATCGATAACAAAGATTGGCTTGTCAATCAAAATTTGGTACGAAAGATAGGTACGGACGAAGGTACGGAAACGAATACCTACCAGAAAGTAAAGGGGAGTGGAATCTATGAATAAACACTTCATTTCATTAGGTACGGATTTCTCTTTGGTACGGAAGTACGATCCGTACCTAATCCGTACTTACCTACATGGTCAAAAGTTGGTAGGTATGGTACGGGGTTATATATATAACCCGTACCTTCCGTACCTACTGACCCAACTTTCGTACCGGAAGGGGATAAATCATGCCTGATGTGTTCTCTCTTGCTCAGGAAGATACCCAACTGCGCAAGAAGTCCTACAGTGAATACGCTGGCTCCTGTCCAGGCTGTGGTGGCACAGACCGCTTCTGTATTCGCTATGACCGTGAGCG